GATGTCATGGTCCACTCAAACTTGGTCATTACATCCTGGCCAAATTTCCATGCAAGGCCTGCGATATAATCATTTCCGGCATCACCTACGGAACGCTTTCCCTTAAAAGCAAAGCTGAGTTTTTTGCCAGTCATAGCAGATTTGGCCCAGCCTTCTGCGTCCATGGCATACCATTCTTCTGTGGTACCGTCAATGGTTGGCGCAAAGTTCTCCAGATCCGCAGGCATTACCATATCGCCGTCCACGCTGTCCATACCCTTTGTACCAAATTTAAACACGTTATTGTGTACAGGATATACTTTTCCTCCTACTTCACTCATTACACATTCCTCACTTTCTCTGATAGATAAGATCCAGCCAGATCACATATTCATACACCCCATTATCATCCGTTCCTACGTCCTGAGGTTCAGGAACCATTAAACGCAGATAATTAATGTGGGTATCTCCTATGTCCAGACTGGATATACTTCTAAGTTTCTCAAATAGTTGATAAGCAGCTTCTTCACTTTCCGGTTTGTCCCTGTTCCAATGAACCAGAAGAGAGAGCTGCTTTGTATCATAGGTAGTGTATTCCAGGCCACCTAAAGCAATATTGGGTGGTCCGGATCCACTTCGGTTATAAATACCTATGGATTCCTGCTGTTTATTATCCAGCTTACCGATATAAACATGGCTCTCTTCTGCAATTCCAAGAGAAATGATCCAGTCTTGTATGTCCGTTAACCGCAGCATCATACACCACCCGCCTTTTTATAAAACTTCTTAAAGGCTTCCCTGCAAAAACCGGAGCTGACACCTCCCGGAAGCCATGGCTCAAGCCATTTACCGCCTGCAAAAGGATTTTCATACTTCTGGAACTGATATTCCGGATGATAATACAGCCGCCTTGCATATGGCGTGCTGGATACCAGGCTTACTTTTCCGTTAGAAGCTTCACTGGTGTCCACGAAGGTGCTTTCATTCTGCAGGTTGCCAGTATCAAACGGCATGACCTGTGCCTGTACCACTTCCGTATGCAGCGCTTCCGCCGTCTGCTTCAAAGCAACTACTGCTGCACGGGTCAGCTGGCTGATACGGGGCATGTTCAGCTTTATAGTTGACTTTACCTGCATCAGATCACCTCCAGACTGCAGTAATTTACCGTACCGTCCGGATTCCTGTTCTTGCATCCCTGCTCGATCCGGCGTTCTTCACCAAATACCGTTACTGTTCCGCCACTTAAAGACGGCATATCTGGTGCAATGTCTCCCGTAAAAAGCGCTGTACCAGTGATCTGCACCAGCTTCTTTTCCGCTGTCAGAATGGTCTTGGCTTTATCCTGGAAGTTGCACATCAGATCTGCATCCAGGCTGTACTTCGGCCTTCCCTTATTATCCAGTTCTTCCGATTCCAGGTGGACATGCACAGGCGTCTTACAGAGCCTTTTAGGTACTAAACATGGATATTTCATAGTCTCACCTCGCTAAACGGCAGCAAAGGCCCGTCTGGCACAGCATAGCGTATACATCCCGCTTCATGGCAACGCCTTTATCTGTAAACACGTTCCAGGAATTACCAAACTGCATGGACACACCGTTGATGCTGTAGCTCTGCAAAACCGTGTTGATCTCATCTGCATTTTCTGTCTCAAAGTCAGCCTGCTGGCAGACCACTTCCCGGATCAGGTCCTGCTGGAATGGTGTCAGGTTAGAAAATCCCTGACATACGATACGGTTGTAAGTCAGGGAATCAATATGGCGGCTGGCCTGGCGGAGAGCCTTTTTAAGCTCATCCGTTGGCACAGCACTGCCTTCATATTCGGTCTGGTAATATTCCGGTGTTACATACGGCTCATAAGCCATATCACTGCCCCGCTTTCTTTTTAACAGTTTTTACTGGTGCTTCCTCTATCGGTTCTTCATCTACAGATTCTTCATCCACTGGCTTTTTAATGCCTGGCTCTTCTGTACTGTCCTCTTCAACTTTATAACCATGCTTTTTAAACCACTCAATCAGATACAGATCATCCGTTTCCCCCATGCCATTGCAAAATGGCACAGAGGCGGATACGCCGGTATACTCTTTATTGGGGCTGCAAATCTTCATACTTACACCTCCTATTTTACCTTGATTCCACGGAATACACCTGCAGCCTTAGATGCCTTTAATGCGATCGCTGCATTCATTTCAACCTCGCCCTTCTTTACCGCACCTGCAGTAGTAAAATCTGGAAGCCAGGTCTGCACGGGAGCTACACCGGCGAAAGAAACCGCATGCAATCCGTCCATACCAAGACGCGCCACATAGAGGGAAGTTTCTCCACTGGAACTGTCAATGTCAATAACTTCATCATTGGTTCCTGGCTTGGTCTTCATATCAATGAATGGAATACCACCATAACTCTCAACCTGATTGCCCCAATTATCCTTTGTTACAGAATACATGCTGGCACGTCTTGCACATGCTCTCAGCTTTGCGATCAGCTTGTTATTTCCCGCAATGAAAGAAGGCGTACCGTCTAATCCACCAAGGAACTCATCCAGCATATCTAAAAAATACTGGAAATTATTTGTAACCAGTTCGGAAGTGGACAGATCAATGGTGTTGCCCTTGTTGTATTCTGTGCTGCTGCCGGTCAGCGCCTTGTCCAGGCCGTCAAATGCCTTTGTATTTACACCACTGTCACCATTGATAAAGGTATCGTTAAACAGAGCCTGTGCTGCTTTGATTTTCTGTGCCTGCTGCAATTCTACTTCGCTTACAATACCACCCATGCTTGCGATCACACGGTCGATCTCATAAGCGCCACCAAATAATTTGATCTCAACCGTATGTCTTTCTTTGGTCACCTCAGATGGTGTATATTCCTTATTGATCTCTCTGAACTCAGCTGTTGGCTGTGTTTTTAAACGGGTATAAGAATAACTTGGGGTCGCTCCACCTCCTGTAGGGGATACCGCATCATCAAATGGGATATGTTCCAGGATCCAGTTGGATTTCTGGAACTCATCAATCACGCCCATCTGCAGATCATCCTGCACATTCTTTTTTGCTTCTTCAAGTGTAATAGCCATTATTTACTCCTTTCCTTCTGAACCCATGTTCAGTTTTGCTGCAATTGCCTCTTTCATACTCATATGGCTTTCGCCACCAGATCCGCCAGCATCTTTTGGACTTAACCGGAAAAAGCCTTTCTTTCCGCCATTATCCTCTGCTTTAAAAAGAAATGGTTTACTTTCTTTTAATGCCTTGACTTGCTCATCCAGCCCTGTTATCTTTCCGTCATCTCCAAGAATCAGCTTATTCCGGTCTACAAGTCCGGCCACCAGGTCACTGTCCTGGGCTGATGCTGAAACGGCCGTACGGATCGCATAAGTCATTTTCAGATCATTCATTTCCTTCTGGTTATCCAGATCCTTCTGTTTGTTCTGAGCCTGAAGATCTGCAATTTGCTGTTTCAATGCTGCATTGTCCCCCGCTGACGCTTTTAATTCTTCTAACTGCGTCTCACGCTCCTGGACAGAAGTTTCCAGCTGCTTACGTTTCTGCTCCGTAGCATCAAACGTTTCCTTAGCAACATAGTTCTCTAATTCCTTTTTCGATTCCTCTGCCGCTTTCTTTGCCAGGCTTTTTTCAATGCCAAGCGCTTCAAACTGCTCCTGTGTCATGTCATTTGCTCTCCTTTCTGGTAGTTTTACGTCATTCCGGACCATTTTAGGGCATAAAAATAACACCCAGGACTTATCTGCGTGCTTACTGCTCAATCTTATTACATTTGGTACAACGTCTTACATAACCGCCATACGGACCGGAAGCCCGGCTCCAATGCTTGCGGTAGTGGTGGCAGCATTCTTTCTTTTTGAAGAACATCTGCCTGATCCACGATATAAGCCCCATACGATCACCTTCTTTCATTTGCGACGTCGCAATTTATAGATTTATTTAATTTCAATATCCGGAATTAACCTTTCAGGATAAAATACCAACTCATAATGATACTTGTCTGTTCCTTTCGGCTCTGTCTGCTCCATTACATAACAGGTCCAGTCATTCAGGTAAATGTAATCCTTATAATACTGATCATCACCTGTTTTAATGGTAACTATCAGCTCATTTGAACTATTGTTGCCCAGCGCCATATAACCTTCGGCCTGAAGCATAACAGTATCCGTTCTTGCATTAGTAACTGTAATTCTGCGATAAATATTAAATTCATTCGCATCTTTTGATAAGTTGTGGTTTACTGTGTGTGCTGTTGAGCACCCCACCATTCCAAGCATCACAGATAACGCCACTCCAAATGCTAAAATCTTCTTTTTCATCTTCTTATCCTCTCTTTCCTAAAAATGGGTACAAAAATACCACCGGCCTACTGACTGGTGGTATTTACTGACCTTGTTCCCAAGCCCAATTCTTCACTTTTTTAAACGCTTCTACAGCTTCCTGTGGAACACCTTCAAGCTCGCCATCATGAATACATTTTGCATACGGCTTATAAGTTTCCATCGCCTTTTGAATCTCCTCCGGATACTTGCGAATTACCATGTTTCTTCCCTCTTCGATGTTTTACCATATATTCAGCTTCAACTTCATCATACCTATCAATCCAGAACATTTGATCTGCGTAACTACTTATGTCGCTTACATTGTACTCCGTGATACCTGCTCTGTCAATTGTCTTCTTTGCTTCTTTACAAGCATTCTCTATATACTTACCATAGTTTTCTCTTGTAATTTCACCGTATCGTTTTCTAAAATTTTCAGCCTGCTTCATATGCCACATCTCATGAAATTCAACATTTCCTTGATCTTTAATCACTTTACTGTCTGCAATCTGAGGGATATAGAAAACTACATTTTGTATGGCGTCATACTTCCCATACGCTGTAGGCATTTCATCTGGCGAAACTATAATAATTTTAGGCCTTCTCTCCAGCGAAACTTCCCACTCTTTTAAAGCCTGCTCCGTTCTCTGATTCAATGTATGCAACGCACGAGGTTTTATATTCGTCTGATTGGAAATGTAAATCTCTGAATAGCTTTCAACTCGCTTAATGTTTATTTTCTGCTGCTGTTTAATAAATATTGTTGATGCTTCACCTCTGGTAACTGGTCTGTACGCCTGGTCTTTCCACTCTTCCGCTTTTATCTGGTATTCTTTTTGATTTTCTTCATCCAACGAATACTCAGCCAAGTGCTTATATTTCTCTTCCTGGCGCTGTGCATACTGCTGTCTGGCCTCCTGCTGGTTTTGAAGCCCAACTGCTTCCAGCTCTTCTTTAGTCCAGGTATCATCCGCTGTAGAGATACCAGGGAAATATGTAGTATGACTGTCTTTACACCTTGGATGATAAAGCCCTTTGCTGATTGCGTAGCTCATAAGAGGATACTTCTTGCCAGTCTCCGGGTCCACGCCGTCCTTGCTGCCACCGCTCCATACATCATCGATCAGGACCTTACCAACAAAAGGAAGGCACTTAGGACACGGATTACCACGCTTTGCTATAATGACTGTAGCAATGCCCCATTCCTTCCGCTTTTCTCCTTCACCTTGCAGATAAGCCCTTTTACTGGCTGTCCGGATCGCCATGTCCGCATAATCTGAAAGCGTATGTCTTGCACCATTGGCATACTCTACGCAGTTAAGGCCACGGGACAGCATATCTTTTGTAGCCATGTCCACAGCCTTTTCATATGTTCCAGCACCTGTATTGACATATACATGGGCATTGAAGATCGCTTTTCGGTAATCATCGTTAGCCTTACGAAGCACCGCCGTTTCCGCTTTCTCCATATCATCTCTGGTGGCTTTGATCAGCGCTTCCAGTTTACGGTCATTCAGCTTGAAAAACTCAGCCGTAGCTCCCGATCCAGTTTTCTTAGCCCCCTTAAAGCCTTTCTTAATTGCCTGAAGTATACGCCTTTCCTGCTGCATACCGCCTTTTGACCGTGACATCCGGATCAGACTGTCAATCTGGTCATTAATGCTTTTAAACTGCTTACTGTATTTCTTCTGGTTACGGACTTTGTACTTTTCCAGGGCTTTCAGCTGCTCTGTCTGCCACATAGACCAGTTATAACCTTCTTTGGTCTCCTCTGCCCGGTGCCGGTCCATGTTCCTGATCATAGAAGCTATCAGCTCATTCTCGATACGCCGAAAGGCTTCGGCCAGATCATATTCATTCACTGTTTCGCACCCTTATTCGCAAGCACCTTGAACCCCTGTGCCTTAAATCCTCTGGTCAACGTCTTCAGCTGTGTGGCACTGCTGCATCGATCATTTCTCAGTTCCGCATAGTCTTTCTTTTCAACCGCATAGATTCCAAATGGTACCTGCTCACTGGCTACCTGCAGCAGCCCCTGGTACTCCTTTCGGCTCATCCAGTATATTCGGTTCATTACCTTTACCTGCATTCCCATCACCTCCCAGATCAACGTCAAAAATACCGGCAGCCATATTGACCCCCGGTTCTTCTACCTCTGCAATGCCTTGTTCCATTTTCAAACGTGCTACCTCTTCTTCCTTTTCCTCTTCGGTCCAGGTATCACCATAAAGCTGATCAACGGATGTTTCCAGGCTCATGATCCCGTATTGCTTAGCCTTTCCTACAGTATCAACTGTTGTACTAAAATCTGGTGACGCATATTCACCAAACTTTACTGTTGGTTCATAATCTCCTGGCGTCCTGTTGCACATAGCGTCATAGCACTGCATGATCTTTTTTGCCAGTTCAGGAAGAGTTTCATTCAAGGCATCTACGATTTTATTTCTGACATGCAGCGTTACCTTTTCCTTTTCACGCTGACTTTCTGCATTGTCCGTTTTCTTCAGGTCAATTCCAAGAGTAGACGGAGACATGATCCCCTGAAGAACCATATCCAGGAAGCTTGTATAACTGTTCACATATGCTTCATAAGAAATCTGTGGCTGGGATACTTCTACCTGATGACTTGCACCCTCCGACATGTTATCTCCGATTGCAATAAAATCATTATCGAATGGATTAGCCGGAAGCAATTCGCCTGTAGTTTCATCCCGTGGTA